TTAATAATATCGTTAGTGCTACTGAAGCAGCCTTTGATGCTATTGATACTGATCTTGCTATAGTAACTACAGAACCTTTTAAGTCTAATATTAATACTGTAGCGGGTGTCTCATCTGACATTACTACAGCAGTTATAGCACCACTTCCAGCTAATATAGCTACAGTGGCTACAGCACCACTTCCAGCTAATATAGCTACAGTAGCTGGTATAGCTGATAATGTGACTACTGTTGCAGGTAACTCAGCGAATGTGACCACTGTGGCTACTAATCCTGTCAAGGCCAATCTTGCTTCTGTAGTTACTAATTTATCTACAATAAACGATGTTGCAACAGCTATTGATTCTGATAAGCTATCTCTCGCTACCATTACAGCAACTACAGCTCTCGTGTCAGATACTATCTCTGAGAGGACTCCCACTGCTGGTGTGACTATAGATGGTACGCTTATTAAGGATGGTGTAGTAACTGCTGATCTAGTCGGTAATGCTGCGACTGCAACCACACTAGCCAAAGGAACAGGCATCATCTACCTTGACAACAGTGGTTATGGCGCGGTTTATAAACCAGTGGTTAATGGTTCGGCTGGGTATATACACGTATGGGATAATGCCGGCGGCACCGCAAAAATGTTTTTAAGTACCACAGGTGTTCTAACAACTACAGGTGGTTTTAACGGCAACCTTACAGGTAATGCGGCAGATGCCCTCGGCACCACCGGTCATACAAGCAGTCCAGGCAGTAACATAACTTCTGGTACGGTTAAATGGGCGCAAGTTGGGAAAGTAGTAACGATTTCTTGGGGGAATTTAGTTCATTCGTCTTTAAATATAATGCACACAGCGGAAATAATTCCTGTGGCACTACGGCCTAGTACTACGTTTGGTACTGTTTACTACTTTAGCGATAGTGCAGTCTACAGGGTAGTTGTAATTCCTGGTGGAAATTTACAGTTTTCTTATCGAAACTGGGCTGGCGCAGCTATCATTCTTGCAGGAACTTCTTTTGGGACTATATCTTATGCTATTAATTAAGTTAGTTAAGTTGTTTGTAATTGTCATACTTTTAGCAACTCCGGCTTTTGCGGTTGATGGCGAGGTTTACTTCTCCCTGCTTGATGGGAATAAAATAACAGCACCAGACACCGAAATAGCAAGAGGCATAGCAGGTGTGACGGTTGGCCAGGAAGTGTGGTGCCTTCGACCATGGATAAACATCGAAACCAGGGTTGATAAGTTTAACTTTATGACCGGCCATCCTGCCTCTGTTGATTATGGAATTGGTGTTGAAGTTGATATTCACGGAGGCATTTATGCTGGTGCAGAGCATAGGTGCTGGCATCCGATAGATCTCGCAGGTAAAGTAGAAGAGTACAACGCAATCACTCTCAAATATAAGTTTGATACTAAGAAGTAGGAGATAGACAATGGCTCTATTGAACACAAATAATTTATACAAAGCTCCACCCGCCCCAATGATTCAGGGAGCCACTATCTCTGATCTTCCTCCTGTAACTCCTGTATCTTCTGTACTCCAGAACTATGATACAGGACCAGTTAAAGTATCTCCTGAGTCTAGTGTGTCTCAACAGTTGGCTACTCTCTTAGGTTCTGAGAGTCCTTACATTAAAGCTAATATCAATAGGGCCAATGAAAGAGCTAACCAGCTTGGTCTCCTCTCATCTAGCATGGCAGTAGGTGCAGGTAATAGGGCCGCTATTGATGCAGCTCTTCCTATAGCTAAACAAGATGCAGAGTTCCGCCAGAATTTAGATGTAGATGCTAATAGATATACTCAGAACTTGGGACTCAACCAGCAACAGGCTAGATCAGCTCAAGAGCTTTCACTCCTACAAGCTAGAAATGCGGGGGCTTTGACTAAAGCTGAACAACAAGCTATGGCTCAAAGAGAGCAAGCTCAACAACAGATTCAGTACTCTCAACTTAAGGAACAAAATAGAGCAGCTCAAGTAGGTGAAACTGAAGTTCGAAGATCTGCTATGGTTAGGGAAGCAGAGGCTACTAGAGCTAATAAGGCTGCTGAGTTATTTAAGGATCGGAGTTTAGCTCAGGATCTTATAGTAACTAATCTCCAACTATCTCAAAAAGAGAATGATAACTACGGGAGTATCGTAGATGGTATTATGTCTAACTATTCTGCCTCTGTAGCTGAGATACAAGCTAACAGGGAGATGAGTCCAGCTCAGAAGGCTACTGCTCTTAATAATATTGAGACAGTACAGCGAGAAAAGACTAAGTTAGTGGCAGCTATTTATAATAAACCACAGTTCCGATGGAATGTGATAAATTGGAAATGAGATGCTCAATAGATGATCTCCCAAGAATAGTAGAACTCTTAAGTACTTATGAGTCAGATGTAACTGATAAGCCCGGATATTCAATTAGAGGGACAGTACTTTACTTTCTCTCCTCTCCTGGTCACATGATACTTGAGCCAATAGAGGGAGCCTTCTTTTTCTTTCATCCTTTTAATTCTTACACGAGTCAATGTCATATCGTTGTAGATAAGAAAGCTAGAGGGAGCTTACTTAAAGTTAAAGAGCCTCTTCTAAAATATGTGATAGACAATACAGAGATTAAAAAGGTTGTAGGATTTATACCTGAATTTCATAAGCATTGTATTCTTCTACTCTCTCAGTTTGGAATGGAGATTGAGGGAAGGATAAAAAAGTCTTTCATGAAGGAGAATATAATGTATGATCAAATAATCATGGGATATGATATAGATAGGGAGGAGAAATAATGGCGTTTATAGGCGCAGTAGGTGTAGCTTTTGGAGCTACCGCAGGAACTACAGCAGCAATGGTAGCTGGTGGGTTAGCAGTAGGAGCTGTAGTCGGGGGCATAGTCTCTGCTGTATCTGGTAGTAATATACTAAAGGGGACTTTACTTGGTGCTGCTGTTGGTGGGTTAGCTAGTTGGGGCCTAAGTGCCGTTGGTGTTGGAGTACCTTCTGCTACTTCAACAGTTGCTAATACTGTTGCCCCTACTTTTACAGGAACTGCTAATCTTCCTACCCTTACACCAGAGGCGCAAGCATTCGCAGCTACCCCCTCTACAGCTATGGCAGGTGGTGCTACGACTATCCCAGGTGTAGCACCACCAGTAGTAACTACTTCTCCTGGACTTCTAAATGGTTTGACAACTACCGACAAGATTCTACTAGGTCAAGGTGCATCTGCTATGGTGGGTCAAATTGGTGGAGCAGTGGCAGAAAATGCAGCAGCTAAAGAACAAGCTCGTATTGCTGATGAAGCCGCAGCAACTAAAGGAGTTAATGCAGGTGTCCCAGTAGCTACAGTACGTCAACCTTTGTCTACTCAGGAGACTTATAAGATAGCTACTGCTGAGGCAACTCCTAAACCTATTATAACTCAACAGCAGCAAGCAACTCAACAAGCTGCTCCCTCTCTCTTAAGAGCTTAAGAAAAGGATCACTATATGCCTATACCACAGGAAGTAAAACCACAAGGGATGTTAGCTAAACCTTTGCCACCTACTCAAGAGGTTGAGGAAGAGAATCCAATATTCAATCTTCTTGGGGCTAAAAATGCTCCTAAGATGAAAGCTGACCTTAACCAGTTTGTGAGTAAGGGGATGCAACTTCTCCACTCAGAAGACACAAGAGATCAAGTTGTCTCTGTACTTAGATCTTCTTCTAATCCAGCTCAAGGTGTATCAGATGCTCTTGTGCCTATAGTGCAGAGGATTGACTCAGCTAGTAGGGCTGCTGGTCAAGAGGTGCATGATGCTGTAAAGCTTCTAGGGGCCATTGAGTTAGTAGGACAAATAATTGAGATTGGTGAACTCTCTAAAGCTTTACCTAAGATGTCCGATGAGGATAAGAATACTGCTCTCGCTGTGTCAATTCAGGATTATATGAAAGGAGAGATTGATGCAGGTAGGGTAGATCCTAAAGTTCTTCAACAGCAGTTATCTCAAGGGATGAATCAACTCTCCGAAGATCAGAAAATACAAATAGGTGATAGTATGAAATCCATACATGAAACTGCAATGAGCTATAATGATAGTTCTGATAATGCGACTGGAGGGGGGGAACCAAATGGGAAGCCAGGGCTTATTGGGTAATCTATTTAAAGGTATAGGTCAAGCTGGTGCTGATACTTTTGGTGCTCTAGCTAAAGTACATTGGGATAAAGAGAGAACGGAAGCAGAAGCTCTCAGACAACAAGACATAGCTAGGTACAATCGTAAATCAGTTATGCTTGGCTATGAAAAGCAGGCTGAACTTGGAGAAATAGCAGCAAAGAGACAAGAAACAAGAACTATCGCTGGAGAGGACCGTGAGTATACTCGCCTTAAGGAGACTGAGACTCGTGCAAATACTCATGAGATTGAACGAGATATAGTAGCTGCTACTGTAAGGAAAGAAATAGAAGCTTCTCAGATCAAGATTAACTCCGCGCATTCTCGCAGCCTATTATCTGGACAGAAAGCTTTAGCTAAGTATGAGTTTACTCTGAAGGATGAGGCTATTAATAACCTTATTGCTGACTCAGCTACATCCTCTCTAATAGCAGCAGGTGTGGAAGTTACTCCTGAAAACATTCAAAAACATATTAGTAATGTTAAGTCTGAACTTGCTATTAGAACCCTTAATCCTGGGATAACCCCTGAAGAGAGTATTGCAGCTCTCCGTGCTGTTAAGGGCCAGTGGAATGAGGAGGAGGAAGAGGTTCGAGGAGAGTATATTAAAAAGTTTGGTAGCGAGGCAGAAGCAGCTAGGGGATATGAGGAAGAGAAGATGTTATCTCTCCGTAAGCACTTTGAAAAAGAGATCCTAGGATCTAAAGCGTTACAGAAAGCTGGACTAGCTCAACTATTATCTAAGATTGATGAAACTCCTGATGCTGACTCTGCTATTAAAGTTCTTGCTGGTCTAACTAAACCGGGTACTAAAACTTATCAGATAGGTATTGACCGGATTAAAGAGAGATTTCCTGGAGCTAAAATAAGTAAGGATAAAAAACCAGGGCTCCTTCAGAGAATTGAGGGGGGGTTTGATCCAGATAAGGGATACAATCCACTTATTATTCAAGAGTTTAATAATGCTTTTACACACTATATTGATTTCACCCAAAGACACCCAAACTTCTTCGCTAGTGGTAAAGATTTAGACTTTACCAAACCTAAGAAATAAGGATTGAATTATGAACATTCCAAGAGGAATTAGAAATAACAATCCAGGTAACATTAAGAAACTTGGTAGCTCTCCTTGGAAAGGGATGGCATTAGAACAACTTGACCCTATATTTGTTACCTTCGTGACTATGGCCTATGGTGTAAGAGCCATGGGTAAACTTATTCAGAACTATCAGAAGATTTATAAACTTAATACTATCTCTTCTATTATTAAACGATGGACCGATTCAGCCGTAGATGACCAAGTAGCTTACATCAATACAGTCGAGAAAAGCTCTGGCTTCTATAAGAATGAATTGCTTAATATGAAAGATCTTACTCAGCTTTCTAAGATTATCAAAGGTATGATTACTCAAGAGAACGGGAGTAAGTGGGTTCCATCTGATGAAGTTATTATGGAAGGACTTAACCTTATCTAATTGGGATAACACAATATGAAGTCTGTTGATGACTACTATAATGAGTACTATACTGACCAACCACAGAAGACATCTACTAATGAATTAGATGCAGCGCCTTACTATCGTAAAGGTTTGCTTAAAAATGTAGGATCATTAACAGGTCGTGCGGCTATATCTCTTGGTGAATCCTTTGAGTCAGCTCTAGAAGCTTGGGGTATGAATGATTCAACTGAGAAAACTGTGGCCAAATTACGAGAGTTTAATGCCTTCAAACCTGATCTTGATGAAGCACTTGGACAAGGTTGGCTTAAGGACACGCCTCTTGGTTCTATCCCTGCTGCCTTTGAAGCTATGGGTCCATCTCTTGGGGCTGCTGCTATAGGCTTTGGGGTAGGTTCTGCTGTTGGTGGTGGTATTAATCCCGTCACTGGTATTATTGGAGCTATAGTATCCTCTCTAGGTGTTATGGGCTCGGCAGACTATCAACAGACCTATGAGCAAGAGATCAAGAAGGGAACCGCTGAAGACTTAGCACATTCTATAGCTCTTAAGCATGGTACAATTGAAGGTGTTGGTGAAGCTCTAAGTGATCTTATTGGTTTTGGACCAATGGCTAAGATTTTCAAAAAGCCTTTGATCGAAACTGCCGCTATGATCTTGAAGACTCCAGCTAAGAAGCTTGCTACCACTGTAGGAAAGACTTATCTGAAGGAACAGACTACAGAGATAGGTCAGTCTATGGGGCAGACCTTTGTATCTAATAAGAGTAATGCAGAGGGCGAGAAACTCTCTATGCTTGAAGAGTCTCTTAAGACTGTTATCCCCACGATCTTTATGACTGTTGGATTTGGTGCTGCTACTACTAAGTATGAGATTTCTCAGAAGAATAATCTCCTCAAGGCTTTACAGTCTGGGGACAAGGATCTTCAGCAGAGAGCTTCTGGTATTATCTTCAAAAATCTAAAGGAGCAAGATCCTAAGGTAGCTAAAGCTTGGGATACTTATTCTAAGATCACTATTGCTCGTGGTAGCCAGTTCAACATTGATGAGAACTTTGTTGATATGGCTGCTAATTATGACACAATGAAGGCTAATGCTCCTGAGATCCCTATTGTTACCCAGGAAGATATAAAGAACCATAATGCAGTTAAGGGTTTTGCTGGTACTATGGTTGCTGGTCCAGTTTATGTAACTCCTGAAGAGTCTCTTCGTATAGCTCAAGAAGAATCTGCTAGATTATATGTAAGAAATAAGAATACTAAAACTCCTATTGATAATAAAGGATCTAAGGTTAATCTTAAAGAAGCTATTAACACTCTTACCAACTTAAAGATTGACGCGATAGATAAGCTTCACTCTCTTAGTGTAGAAGCTGATATAGTCCCAAACTCTGAAGAAGGTATAAGACTTAATAATCTTATTACCTCAATAGCAGATGAAACTCTTTCAGACGAGAACATCCAAGAACAACTCCGTGGTATTCATGCTAAGCTAATTGAAGGTCAATATATTATTGGGACTGTTAAGAAGAGACAGTCTGATGAGCTTAACACTGAAATAGCTTTATCTACTGACATAACTCCTGAGAATGTACAAGCTATTGAGAACCAACTTAGGATGAAGAAGGATACAATAGCTCCTACCACTCCTATATCTATAGCTGATGAGTTTGAATCTAACGTAGGACTTACAAGTGAGACAGCCGGTATTCTTCCTCTTACCCCTAAACCTTCTTATAAGGGGGCTAGAAGGCCTCTTGAGAGGGAGACAATTCCTACTACCTTAGTTGCTCCAGAATCCTTTCTAGGGGCAGAAGGCAGCTTTCTAGAGGCACCTGTATCCACAACTGATACGAGGACTACTCTAGCCCCTACTGTTAAAGCAATCTCTACTGTTGAAGAGACCCCTAAGGGTGTTTCACATCTGATTGTAGAGACTCCAGCAATTAAAACTCCTGCTCCTGTTAAACCTACCGCATCTAAAAGGATGCCCTCCCTTACTAATAAACAGAAAAAGATTGGTGCTAAAATTATTCGAGAAGTAAACCTCTCAATAGATAACGATGTTGCGAGTGGTAAGATATCCCCTAGGAGTGCTCAAGATATAAGACGAGAAAGAATTAATACTCGTCTTGCTTTAGCTCAAATCCCTGGATATGGAACACCTAAGACTCCAGTAGCTCCTACTGTTGAAGTAGGCAAAGCAGAAGAGGAAGCTTTTATTAAAGAGGAGTTTGGTGCTCTTCCCACTCCTAAGGTAAAACATACCCCAGCTCAAGCTAAAGAACTTATAAGACTTAATAAGAAACTTTTAACCCCTAAAGGTCTTACTCCTGCTGAACAACTTAGACATAAGAGACTTCTCTCTCCCCTGACTGAAGTGACTAATACTGCTCCAGTCAAAGTTAAGAAGACTCATATGCAAATTCTTGAAGAAAAAGGTGTTGAGAACTTTACAGAGAAAGATTATAAGGAGTATGCTAAACTTAAATTTGGAAAAGCTGAAGTAGAGGCAGATGAACTTGCTAATAAGAAAGCTAAGGATGCTGAGAGACAGGAGAAGGAGAGAAAGGAAGAACAAGCTGAGAAAAATGAACTTCTTAAGAAAGCCGAGTTACAAGCGGCTATTGGAAACCTTCCAACAGGTGTAACTATTGATGAGCTAGGAGAGGAAGCAAATCTAGACTCAGATGAGATCTTTGATAATGAAGAGCCAGTAGATCCAGCCTTTATGAACGCAGCTCAGGCTGCTGAACATATGCAATTCTTATCCACTAAGGCTAAGGAAGTATCTAATAAATCTAAGCCAATAAAAGGTAGTTCAATAAGGTGGGTAGGTGATAAAGAAACTCAGAGAGAAGAGGGTAGATATAACTTTATCTATGGGGATACTAAAAATTCTACTACCAAGTTTACTATCTTCTTTGTTCGTCAAGATAAGAAGAAGTCCCTATACTCTTTAGCTATTTTTAAAGATGGAGTTTTTGTTAATAGGGATGAAAGAGAAGTTAGTCTTGAAACTGCTAAGAGGATGGCTGATGCTTTTCTTAAGGAAGTAGAAGGATCAGATTGGAACCAGGCTAAAGGAACTTCTGTTGCTAAAGGTAACTTAAGTATTACTTGGGGTGATTATGAGATTCATCAGATAAGTAAAACAACTTTAGCAGTTAGCTACAAAGGTACTGATTATAATAAGATTTTTACTAGAGTAGCTCAAGCTAAAGCATACATTGAAAAACTTGAAGCAGAAAAAGGTAATAAATCTCCCCAGATTGGGAGACAAGAAGGAAAGAAACAAAACCCGAGTAAAGATTGGACCCCCAGAGAAATAGATATAGATACTATAAAGCAACTTGCTGGTATTAAGAGAGTTCTTGAGACTGAAAAATTAGATTATATAGGATCTAGGGTTATACTTGATAAGTGGTTATCCTCTAATCATGCTAAATTCTTATCCCCTATTTCTATACAGAAGATTATTGATGCCTTCGATACTAAATGGTTGGCACCTATTAAAAATCAACGGAAGCCAGCACCTAAGCCAAGACCTGTAGAGGAAATTCCTCATACAGAGGTTAAACTTGATAGTAAGACTAAAGAGTTTAACCTTTTAGTTAATGGTATTGTAGAGGCCCACTTTAAAGATCAGCTTGAGGCCGCTGATGCAGCTCGATTGATTGAAGCAGGTAACATCCCTGGTGGTGGTGACATCAAACAGAGTGTATCGGATTACTATGCGAGGGAAGTTAAGAAGTCTAAATCTTCTAATACACCTTCTATAATTATTGAAGATGTAAAGGCTCCTACGATTGGTACTGAAGTTAATGCTAGTGATCTAGTTACTACTCTTACTAAATCTAAAAATCCTATAGTTAAAATGATGGCTCAGATTATCAAGAAGTATGCTAAAGGTCTTAGTGATATTAATGTTAGGTATAATACTAAGGTTATCCAATCTTACTATGATTCAGCTAGTAACACTATCATACTCACTAATAATACTACTGAGAAACAAGTACATGAACTTGTACATGCTATAACTTATAATCAAGTAATGGCTAATCCTAAACTTAAAGCTAAGATGAAAAATCTTATGGACAAGTTTAGCGAAGAAGTTAAAAGACTTGAGAATGAGGGAGGCTATATCAATGTAGTAGAAATGGTAGGTGGTGTAGAGACTACTAATAGGACAGTTATAACTCCTGGTGTTGAGTATGCTCTTTCTAACTTAGACGAGTTTATGGCTCAGTCTATCTCTGATAAAGATGTACAAGCTATTCTTAAGGGTATGAAACTTAAGTATACTGGTAAGTCTTTTATTAAGAACTTTTGGGATGGTTTCAAGGATGTAGTAAGAGAAGCCCTTGGTATCTCTACTATCAAATGGAATGGTTTAACCCAGATGATGGACTTGATTGCTGAAGCTTCTACTAAAGAGGTGACACCTACTCAGAGACTTGCTGGTAAACTTTATACTCAGGCTGTTAATGAGGGAAAATCCTCAGCTCAAGCGGTAGATAAGATTGCTGAAGAACCATCATCTGGAGAAACTCTTAAAATCCTTATGGCGGGTCATCCCTCCTTTACTACTAAGGAAGGAGCGTTGAAGCTTGGTAAACGCCTCCTTAATGATAGTAAGAAAGTGATTGAATCTGGTTTTATGGTGGCTTCTGAGAGACTACGGAGACTCTCTAACAATAAGTACTTTAAACTTATGAGATGGCACAATACTCAGATTCAGTTAAACATGAAGGAACATATCAATCTTGTAACACCTTTTCTTGATAAAGTCAGAGGTCTCTCAGTTGAAGATCAAGTACTCCTTCAGTATAACATCTCTAATCCCTCTAAATTTCATTACGCTGAAGCTATAATGAAAAAGAATGGGATGATGAAAGAGTGGTTAAGAGTTAAAGAAGTTCTTGATAGTCTTGAAAAGAGAGCTATTAATGTTGGTATTATCTCTAATACCCTTGAGAACTATTTTCCTCGTACTGTAAAAGATTATCCTGGTCTCATGAAGTGGTTTAAGAAGAGGGCTGAGGTAGATACTCTTATGGAATTGGAATTGAAGACCGCTGAGAAAGCTATCAAAAGGGGTAATCAAGCTCTTAGTCCTGAAGAGAAACAGAAGATCATTGTGGATTATCTATCTAAAGGGCACTTCTCTCGTATACCTAATCCTAGAGCTTCTAAGCTTCGTACTGTAGAGGTTCTTCATCCTGAGATGATGCAGTTCTATGATTCTATCTCAGATGCTATTATGAACCACTTATTTGATATGAATGATAAGATTCAATCTTGGGAGACAGTAGGTGCTACCAACCTCTCTAAACGTATTAACCTTATGAAAGATATAAGGAGGTTAGAAAACAAGGTTAAAACTAATCCAGAGAATAAAGAACTTGAAACACAGTTGATGGAACAGATTTCTCTACTAGAGGATAGTAAGCTAGTAGTAGAAGATGGTCTAGCTCAAATGCTTCAACAAGATCTTAAGATAGATGATATCGAAAGAGAAGAGATTGGTAAAGTCTTTAAAGCTAGGTTTAATCAGAGGGGAACTAAGGGTGCTGTTCAGACTCTTAACAATATAGGATTACTTATGACCCTTGGTAGTCCTCTCTCTGCTATAACCCAGTTAGGGGATCAAGCTTTTAATATTTATAAACATGGTGGAGCTAACGCTATTGGTGGTATGATGAAAGCATGGTCAACAGGAGAGAAGATCTCTGATTACTTTGACTTTAATACACCATTAAAAGAGTATTCTCATAAAGCTTCTACTGTGTGGCTTGATAGAGCCTTAAGTATTACTCAACTTAAGAGACTTGATATCTTCGGTAAAGAAAGCTTCCTTCAAGCCTCTAACTCTAAATATCAGAAGATGACCTTAGAGGAGTTTAAAAGAGATTGGGGTTCTGATACAAACTTTACTGATTCAATAGAGAATGTATGGAAAGCTTTTAATGAGAAGAGATTAACTAGAGACGGACTCTATATCCTCTACTCTGACCTAGCTGACTATCAGCCTACTGACCTCTCTGAGACCTCCACTGGATTTCAAGGAGCAGGTGATGCTCGTATCTTCTGGATGCTCAAAAGCTTTGCAATCAAGGCAGTTAACAATATCGTGAGAGAGACTTCTGATCTTTGGAGATCTGATAAGTTCTCAGATAAAGCCAAGGCTGTGAAGAATTTCTTCTATCTTACTATGTTACTAAGTCTTGCTAGTGCTGGTGCTGATGAGATAAAAGATATAGTTCTTGGTAGAGATAAGGCTATGTCAGATCATGTAGTAGATAACTTCTACCAGTTATTTCTTATGTCACGGTATAATGTAGAGAAGGGGGTACAACGAGGTAACTTAATACAATCTATAGCAGGTGGCATGATTCCTCCTGTGAGGTATATAGATGATGCTATTGAGGATACATTCAACTTCCTTACTGGAGAAGATATAGCTTTTAAGACTATTAGAAATGCCCCTATTGGTGGACGTATTATTTATGATAGACTTATGACAGGTGGGAAGAGGGATGAGTATACTAGACGGAGAAAATCCATTATGACAAAAATTGCTAATGGAGAACGTCCTTTTAGAGAGATAAAAAAATTCAACTCTAAAGCTAAGTCTCTAGGTCTAGATCTTATTACTTCTTCTACATTCTCTAGAATTAAATCAAGATTAAAAAAGGAGGGCAAAAAGTAACTATGGGAGTTTTCAAAACGGAGTTAGATGCCTGCTTAATGGAAGGCAGTGATAAGGTATGGAAACTTAATAGTCCTCTTATTTTTGAATCTAAATTTATTAATAGGATAATTGTACCAAAGAGTTTCTATACTGATCTTTCTTCAGTTCCTCGTATCCCGATAGTTTATGTGGTATGGGGGAACAAAGCACACAGGGAAGGTATCCTTCATGATTATCTTTATCGTAAGAATGTCTGGCCTGATGTGTCATTTTCACTGGCTAATAGGATCTTTCTTGAGGCTTTGAAGTCTAGAGGTAAACCATTTTATATCCGATGGCCTCTCTATTTTGGGGTATGTATAGGTGGATACCTATCTTACAAAAAGAAAGATATAAACTGGAAACCAACTAGTCCATAAAGGAAGAAATATGATGGCGGAAGTTTGTAATGTTAAGAACTGTCAAAGATTTAACTCATTAAACTGGATATTAGGAGCTGGGATTGTTATTGTTATGAGTATGCAGGGTTTTAATATAGCCACAACTAATAAGATCTCAGATAAACTTGATAGTATCAACTCAGTCCAGACAGACTTAAGGATTGATAATGCAGATAAAAATCGAAGATTAGCTAGTGTTGAGTTAAGTATAGTAAGTTTGAATACTAAATGTAAAGTTGTAACGGATACTTTGTTTTAAAAAAATAGAAAATAAACAAAAACCCCTTAAGAGACTTAATATCTCTCAAGGGGTTTTTGTTTATTATTAGAATTTTATAAATAGAGGCCAACATAAAACAACTAGAATAAAAGGGTGATCCTCTATAAAGCAAGCTAGTGTACAACCAGTAGCTAGATATAAACCTAGTATCTCCATTCAGTTCCTCTTATAATAATTATCAATTTCATTATATCTCACAATTTTAAACATGGTCATGCTTAGGGAGTAGCTCAGGGTATTGTATCTGATCATAGATAGAGTTTATGAAAACCTCCCACTCCGAAAGTCGATGACCCCTACGCTGATTAATTATACAACTAAGAGTGGCATAATTTAGCGTGACCAATCTACGTTGTAGGTAGGACTCAGGAATACACTGCTTAAGCTCCTCTATGCTTCCTTCATCTACAACCTGATTAAATAGTTCTATCTGTTTCTCTAAAATAGGTTTAGTATGCACGGTATACTCACAATCCCCTAAAGTCATATAGCGTTTAGAGAGACTGTGCATGGTCGATTCACTCTGAGCAACAGTACCTACCTTGTAAGTATCAAACTCAGACCACCAATACCTAGGAGCCTCAATCATAAGGTATACAGTAATCTGTCTAAGAAACTTGTCATGCCCTTTACCTCTACCTGCATTAGCCTCCATAGTCTTGCTGATCTTTTTATACTTATCACTAGACCACCAATAATTAGATATTACACCATAAGTCTCTCCATTATCCCAAGTTGGAAAGATTGGGGTAGCCCTATCCTTAAACGAGAGAGACATACCTAATGCAGCCCACTCATGTCCACACTCTTCTAATACTTGTACATCCATTATTAGTTATTCCTCTCCATATAGTTACTACACTTTTTAATAACTAGATACATATTATTTATCCCCATCCTTCCAAGAGAATGGCTTGGTATACCCATCCTTTTCCCAACCACCACCCTCAAGTCTAAAAGAAGAAGAAGAAATCTGTCGAGTCATTAGATCACCACACTTACAGATCAACCACTCAGGGCTATCAAGAATATTAGTAGTAAGCTCTTCTCTACTCCTTCCACAGTTTCTGCATAAGAACTCATGAATAGGGCTCATATTGTTTAATACTCCATGGTATTTACAGCTTGTTGTAAGAGGTTAGCAATCGTATCAACTAAACCCTCATCTCTATAAAGATCAAACTCCTTATCATGAGCAGGAGTAGAGAAGAAGAGTATCCAATGAATTAGTTCATGATAGAAGGTCTTCTCTATCTGCTGCTTAGATCTTGGCTCCTCCTTAGTTCCTGGTTTGAGAAGTATTTTATTTCTATTAAAGACAGTTAAACCATAGCAGTCTGACTCAATACAGGCCTTAGTGTCATAAGATACCTCAATAGTTTGTGCATAGAGTTTAAATCGTTTAGGAACTCTCATTATTAAATCTCACAAGCCCCACCTTGACAAGCCACTTCACTGGCCCCAGTTGTGCAATCCTCCTTCTCAAAATTTGAGAGAAGTCCCCAATCAATATCCTTAGGAAAATTATATAAGAGCTGTTCATACTCCTCTCGACTAATGCATTCAAATGGGGGATTCTTATAAACCATATCTGACTTGGGTAAGAAGGACAACCCAACAACATCATCCCAATTTGTCCAGATCCAATCAGCGATCCTAAAGAACTCATCATCCTTATAATGAACCGTTTGACTGGGATTACCATCACACCAGAATTGTTGGTAAAGACTCCAGAGTTCGAGCTGATCAATAGCTGATACATTCTCTATAGTAATGGCCCCATCTGGACTCTTGATAGGAAATTTAAAGACATACTTCTCTCCCTCTTCAATATAGGGTATACCTACTGAGATCATGAAATCAGATAGTGGGTCTTTAACATCCTGTCGTACATTCCTAATGTAGTATGGATACATACGAGGGTGAATACCTGAGGAGGAGTTAACAAGCTGAGAAACAGTTCCAGAGGGCTTAATAAGAGTTCTCTGTTTAGCTTCAGGAATATCTAGGTAGAGACTCCACTCCTTATCTGTATCTTTAGCTACTTGTTTAAGTTCAACCAACACTTGAGAAAGATATTTATTACCATCCCCACAAAACTTATCCATATACCCATCAGAAGCATTATGAACTCCGCTCATAACTGCATGATCCATAATACCAGTTAAGCTTATACCAATTAACCGTTCCTCTTCGGAATTCTTCTTCCAGATAGGACGAAGGTATCTGAAGTCTGTCAAGGTTGATTGTAGTTTACCTAGAATGGTGGCATACCTTACCTTCCTCTTAAGATCCTCAAGAGTATCAGCAGGTCTAATGACTACTTCTGAGAGGTTACAAAAACCACCAGTGTCAGGAAGGATAGCTTCTCCGCAGTTATGTGCTATAATACCATCAGCTACTAAACAATGTGTGCCCTCTACAGCTATATCATATACATCTACTATAGGCCCTTGGTGGACTTCTTTTACACGTAAGCCAGTATTACCGGCATTAAAATTACCAGCCTCAGAAAATTGCTGATGGTTATTTGCACAGGAGAATTGAATACTCTCAAGATTCTCTATGCTATTATTATAACTATCATTATCTATATGATGCACATCAAAATATGCATGAATTTTTCCATAAACTTCTTCATAAATAAAACGATGTTCCATTTGATAGTCTTTCTCTGTAGCCAGCTTTATACCAGAGTATTTAGCCCCCTGTCTTACACGATAAAATCCATTTAGCCTATCCCCTGGCTTCAGGCTACGAGCTTCTACCCAACCATGCTTACCAGCATCTTTACCTTTATTAGAGCCAAGCTTAAAAATCTTATGATTAGGTGTAACAGTTATTGTCTCACCATTATTAAACTCTATGCAAATTGTTGCAGCTTTTGTTTTAGTTATCCAAGATGCTGTAGCTTTCTTAAGACAGAGACGCCCATTATCATCCATAGAATAAACAAAAGTTGGCTCAAGTATATCTTTAATAGCTACCCTACCATTAACAGTCTCAATCTGAGTATTCGGGTGGAAACAAGGATTCAAGCAGTATTCTACCTTATCATTACGCCCCATCCCGAGAGCTTTATCCTTTAGAGCCTTCTTATTTACTATACCCCGTTCACCTGTACGTCCTGTGTGCATAGACCCAAATTCTTTAAAAAAAGCATTAAGATCAGGCTTCTCCGTATAAGCAGTTGAGATGTTACACAACTGTCTCTGAGGATTATCAATCCAGAATGCCCCCACCTTAGCTGCCCTCATACGGTCATCCATAAGATCACTTAAACAAATACAAGCAGAGCGTCTAACCGAACCAACAATAACAGCATCAGCTATAAAACAAATTAGGTCGAAGACTTCTATACTTTGGAGCTTTCTACTTTTTGCTTTCTGGAAGGTAGTAACAAATCTCTCAAACAATCTCTCAAGAGGTTTTGGACCTGAAGCTCTACCTCCAAAAGTTTTAAGCCTAGAGCCTGAAGGCCGAACTCTAGAGACATCCCATTTTGGTACCTTGCCAGAATACAAGAGGCTAATAAGTTCATGGAGACTTGAAGCCCATCCAATCTTTGAGTCAGCAACCACAATAGTAGTGTCAGTTTTATAGAACTTTTCTGCAACTTCTGGCAACTGCTGAATATAAGAGTTCTCCACTGAGTAGCCTAAACCGCAACCACACATAAGTAAGTAGAATATCTCATCAAAGCAACGAGGGTGATTAATACCTATACCAGCACAGTTGAAGCCAGCAGCATTATCTATATCAAGGGCCTTCCCCGCTGTCCACAAAGCTCTCATGCTCGGCATCACTTCATGTTTCTTAATCGCAGCACGAATCTTAATGAACTCATTTAGCATGGCATCATCCCATCCCAACTTCCTCTTCTCAAAGAAGTCACAGTACCTATCTACTGTCTCCTCCCATGTCTCCCTACGTTTCTCCTTATCTAGATATCTTGCATATTTACTTAGATGAATATAATTACTTAATGTATTAACATCTGCCATTTTACATCCTCTTGAGAGACTATAGCTATATCCTCCCAATAGCCAGAAAATATATCTTTGAATTGAATTCTTGCTGTTGCATAAGGTATACTATTCTTTACAAAAGCAATACCTGTAACAGCACCTATTTGGTTAGTGATCTTATCTACTACAATCCTAAAGTTAGATGCATTTATCATATACCACTACTCCCAAACCCCTTCTCTCCCCTAACTGTCTCCTTCAACTTATCAACTTCTTTTATAACTACCTGAGAACAGGGAATAATAAGGAGTTGAGCCATACGTTGTCCTTTCTCTATCCAGAGAGCATCTTTTAATAATGCTGTATGATTAAGTAGAACCTTAATTTCACCTCTATAGTCTGAATCAATTATACCAGCCTGAACTTGAACCCCTTTAGAAGCTAAAGAAGAGCGAGATTTAATTACGCCCACATAACCATCAGGGATTTGTACTGAGATTCCTGTATTTACTAACCTTTGATAACCATAATCAATATAGAATGTCTCAGTTGAATATAAATCAATACCAGCAGCACCAGAGCTTTCATACTTAGGAAGAGGAAGAGACTTATCAAGTCTCTTAATTTTTAACCATTGCATTAATTTTTACACTCCCTATAACACTGTACTTAGAAAGAGAGAGACTTATTTAGTTGTTTAATTTTCAACCAGTTCATGTATATTTCATCTTCAAATAATTTTTAAGAGAAAGGAACTCAGGCTCTGCCATCCCGTCATATACATCATGCAGATAAACAAGACCTCTCCAGTACCTTAGATTCTCACCAGTCCACTCCATCTCATGTTCAAAATAACAACCAGCTACCAATCCAAGAATACGTTTACCTGTTGCTGTAACATCTTCACTCATATCACGGAGATGACTATGGCCCACAATAGAAGAAGTAAGACACTTAGTAAGAAGAGATCTTGCATGATTCAAACCTCCAATAGGTCTTCCCATTACCCCCGATGTAAAATAATGGGAGAATGCTATACCTTCCACGATTGCAGGTTTAGCCAAAGGATGAGTTATCCAACCATACTTATTAAACTGAAGATCAGCTAAGGAGATAGTGCCATAGAGACTGGGTGTACTTTGTGCTGCTACCGTGATTCTATTCTCATGGTTCCCCTCACACATAATCATCTTAGGTTGATACTTCTTCTTCTTCCATCTTGTAGAGGTCTTATTATAATCAGCTAAAGGTCTGTTGAAGATCTCTAGAGCCTTGTTAGCACTAACTACATCATCACAATAGCGCTTTCCCTCTGCACTCAACCTACCCACATCATACTTAGACAGACTACCCATCTCTGTCCAATCACCAAGGCATACCACATACTCGGGCATACGATCCATCATAAACTGACCTGCTATACGGAACCTGTCCTGAGATATACCAGGAGAATCATGGGGGTCGGGGATGATTAGCACCTCTTTATATTTTTTCATCTTTCTCCCTGTCCTCCTTATTTATAGGCCACCACTCACAATATCGGCAACGCCAAAAAGAATTAATCTTCATTTTCCTTCCTGTACTTAAGCTCATCAGTAAAAACCTTAACCACCTTTTCAGAGATGTGATGTTGAGTCTCTAAGATTGCTTGAATGTGGTCTGTCTCTAAATCTTTTAGTAGAACCCGTCTCAAACTACCTTGGACCTTAGGGATATATTTCCCATCCTCATTAAAGGTTCCATAAGTACCCCAAGTAAAATAGTTTCTAATTCGTATGTGAGAATCATTAGAGTAAATACACAAATCTACAGCGGGGACTTTATTTAAGTTTCTTCTTATATACTCTGTACCTCCATCAACCATATAAGTCTCACCTGTCAATTCATCCTTGTGAGTCTTATAATCATGAATAGAGTAGGAGGTAAGGATAGTACCATCAGGTGTCTGAATACTATTCACAAGAATTTGATTTTTCACTCATTACCTCACACCTTACATTTTCTTCTACACACTCACAATAGCTTTCCTCAGTACAAGGTTCCTCTGTACAAACATGAGGGTCATTATGTAGGCAACCATCACATCCATGCATACCAGACATAGAACAGATATAAAGTTTAATCATCTCACTCATAAGTGTCTCCTCTTCTCTAAGGATGCAGAGCATTTATTTGTATCAAGCTCAAAACTACCACACTTAGGACAGCAAGGAATATCATCATAAGCTAACCAATCGTCTGTGATATGATCTAGTTGGGATTTATACCCCATCCATCCACAGCACTTACACAATAACTGCTTACTCATCTTCCTTTTGGCTCCAAATAATTGCCAGTCTCATTAGAATAATACACAGGAAACTTTACAAAATTACCAAAGTTCCTATCCTCTAGTAATACGAAAGTGCTTGTATTACGTTCAATGGGATTCTCAGCTTTCTTGTTTCTCTCTATCCCTATACAATATTGTGCAACTCGCATCATAGCCCTTGAGTTAGCAAATTGTGCAGACTTAACAGACCCTCCCTCCTCATGAGGTTTACCAGTAGCAGGTATATTAAGATGACAAAAGATATAAAGAGAAAACCACAAGTCCTTTGTCATATAATCAAGCTCACGAGTCACTTGCTTAAGGAGTCTATCAGCTTCGGAAGATTCCTTACCATCAGTGAGGCAAGTAATAGGATCAATAATAATATCTTTGATACCCTTACTAACCACACAGTAACGGATAAACTCCTTGATCTGTTCCCATTCAACAGAAGCATACCGGTTATAAAGATATACCTTCTCCTTAACCTCTGTTAATGCCACAATAAGCTCTTCTTGTGTGAATCCTGAGTCTGGTATGTGAAACTGCTTACCTGCTATTTTACCAGCTATCTTCTTATAAGACATAGGAGCAGACTCTTCAGGGAAGATAGCACCAACCTTTAAGTCCATACTTAGAAGGTGCTGGATGATCTGCTTCTCAGCTTCACTTTTACCTACCTTAACACCCGCTCCAAAGTAGTATACTTCACCTCTCCTAATACCATAGGTAGCCTTTGTAAGTGTAGGCCAGGGCCAAGGTATACCCCACTCTGGCATCTTAATAGCCTCTTCCCATACATCATCTACTGTAATAATACCAGAAGGCTTATACTCCTTAGCTCCATTGATAGCGTCTATATACTCATGCTCTTTACCTTTAGTTAGCATATCAGACACATCATGTTCAGAGAAGTTTACAACCCTTACCTTCTCATAACCAAGGAGATCAACTAACATCTTCTCTAACTTCTGTCCAGCTACGTCCTTATCACAAGAGAGATAGATTGTCTTAAAAGATTTAAGGAAGGTGACAACTTCAGGAAGTTCAAAGCATTTAAAGTTGTCACCATCTGGAGGTGAGACAGCAGGGATTGGGGTTGTAAGATACCTACCTGTGATAGTGTAAGAGGCAAGGGCATCTTCCTCACCTCCTGTGATTACAAGTTGTCTCTTGTTTAAGAAGCCTGGGACACATTGACCAAAGAGCAGGGCTGGTTGTTGTTTGTCTTGAGCTATTGAGAATTCTTTGGGTAAAGTCCTGATTTTATAACCTGAGAGTATAGAGTCTAGAGAATATCTTGGATAATAGTGAGCTTCTATCTCGCCAGTCTCTTCTGAATAAGAACAACGTACACCATAGAGATTAGAAACCCCCTTCGGGATAAGCCTAGAGGGGAGAGCGACGATTGGATATTTATTTATCTCTTCTATTGAGAGAGGATTAAAGTGCAGGTAGTTATGATTAAGAGTTTCAAATCTATTAGTGGCTAGTATTTCTGTGTAAGCCTTGCCGTTCTTATGGTGTTCTTTCTTTCCACAGAACTTGTTACCATCTTCAAAGACCATGAGATGGTTCCCGGTCTTATCTCTCCCACTCTTACGACACTCTGGACAAGGCTCAGATCGTACTATGTTTTTCATATTAACCCAATTCTACATCAATATTGTTTATAAACTTATAAACCCCAGACCTTTTTAAAGGATGATCATACCACATACACAAAAAGATTAGGTTATTCTTTGCATCCTTTAGTGCATCTTGCATCTCTTTAAAGATAATCAAGCTACTTCATCCTCATCAAAGGGACAATTACTACAATCTTCCTCTCCACAATCGTCGCACATATCTTCATCATCCCAGAATCTGTTGAAGTATTGATACTCACGTTCAGATTCTTCTTTAGTATAATCGATTAGATTATCAAAGAGAGCATCCATTCTACCTTCACTCCTCCTCACGATAGTGAGCTTCCATACAATCAAAATCTACTAAAAGCTTTATTTTCTTCTCAGGTCCAAGAATTCCTTCAAGAGTATTCACAATATCCTGTATTAGATCTAAGTAGTTTTGCTTTAATTCTTTACATTTTTCATCTATCATAGCTCATCCATATAATAAGCATTTAACTTCTTATGATTCCTCAACACAATATCTTCTAAACAATCTACAAACTCATCTACATCGGGGTCAAGTAAATCTAGTATAGAAGTGGTATCCTCTCGATCTTTTAATAACTCCATAATTTCTAAGTGAGTATACATCTAAATCAACCTAAAGTATTTCTTACATCTTACTTCAAACTTAAGGTAAGCTTTCTTAAGGGAAGGTGGTACACAGGGGACCTGATTAATAGGGATAGCTCTTATGTAGGCGAGAGCTTTAGAGATGTAGGCATCAAAAGGTAGCTTTTCTTTTCCTTTAGCATAAAGACTCCAACCAATACACACCTGACCTGTCTTAGTTTTATACCCTAGTAAGCAACCTCTCTTCCTTCCATGTCCTCCCTTTACATATTCTGAGATCTGGTATTTCATAATTGTTACCTCCTTAAACTATATCACATGCATGTAGACGAAACAACTCTATCATGAATGCACAACCAATTAAAAATTCTATAAGGTATTCCATACTATTTTAACCACTCATCAGGAACTACCATAATAGCATAAACGAATCCATTCTTGTTACACCAATCAGAGTATCTCTGCTTCTTTAGTTTAGTTACCCAGTTGTCAAACATAAATAACATACGAATATCTAATGTTGGGTTAGCCTCCTTAACAGAGATCATTTTTGAACGAGTCTTGCTATCGAAATACCCTTTAGCTTCAATCACTAAATTACCAATTATAAAATCTGGTATGTAGGTATGCTCGATAGAAATTTGAGTTGAACCACACTCGTGACACTTACCCTTTTTTCCTTTAGGTTTAAGATAATATTTCAAGGAGATTGATTCATACTCAAAAGGTATTCCACGTTTAGTAAGGTTGATTGCTATCCCTCGTTCAAAAGATGACTTATATTTATTAGATGTCTTCTTAGTTCTGTAGCTCAAACTCTTCCACATCCTTTTCTATCTTTACAGCTTCCTCTATCGAAAATACCCCCTCGTATAAAGGATGTACCATCTGGAAGGGCTCGCCAAACCCATCAGCCTCCTTCCATCCCCTGTTCCGTATATAGCAGTAATCCTCTACGAAGGTGTCAAATACCGGGTCTTTTTTAATCATTAATATTCATCCTCATTAAACCCCCCACCTTTTATTAGTTCCACAACAATACCATCAAAAGGAAAAGGATGTGCATAATATTGATAAGCATAAGTTAAAGACTCCAAGTTTGATTGGGTTTCCTACGAATCCAAAGCAGATTTCCTATCTCAGTAATAAATTGGTTCGCATAGTTACCGAACCTCTGTTGATAAGCATGATACACAAGAGCCTTCATAGCATTCTCATCTGTACAAAGGTTAACTTGCTTAATGAGAGCACAGCCAGCACCTAATCCAAAAAGTCCTAAGATATTATCCGTTGCATCACCTGTAATCAACTGACAATAGAAGTTACGGAGTGCCTCTACCTCTGAGACTTTATAAAGTTCATTATTAGTCCAGTTAAAATGAAAACCTGGGATCATGTTGAGATCTTTATCTATTGAACATATACAAGAACTCTTAGTTTGACTGTAACCACAGGCATCATCAGCCTCTTCTCCATCTATCACCTCTGCAAAATATTCCTTAACCATATACTTTCGTAAGGCTGGCAAGTGATGAGGTCTATGAACGTCCTTACGATTACCCTTATAAGGCTTAATAGTAGCAAGAGTCTCTCTGAAATTTCCCTTACCAGTTAGGAAGATTTTGTAGTTTGTCTTAAGGTGTAAAAAGAAGTTGAAGAGATTATTTATTCGTACACGAAGATAAGTCTTAGCCATGTTAAAGGTCTCAGGCTTGTAGTGTGTTTCAATCAGTGCAGGATCTTGATCGTTTAGCTTACACCAGACATCCATCTCCTTCTTAACTGGAGTACAAAATTCATCCTCAGGATAAAAGTAGAACTTGCCGTCTGCCTTACTACCAGCTTCATATACTAGAATATCTCCGTCAATAATCAGACTGGTGACTTCTTTTACCACTTTAGTTTCCCCTTACCCCAGTAATACCAGGAGCCAAAGGGATTAAGGCGTGGTACTCGTAAGTAAAAGGGAGGGAGTGTTTACTCTCTATCCCCTCAACATTATATGCGGTCATCGTGAAATTGGAAAAACCAAAAGGAATCTTATAAGTTTCACAAGAGATAGCTGTTATAGTAGGATCAGCTATAGAGCATATAAGCTCACCATCTGCATAGAGACGGAATCCAGCCAACTCAGTACGAGGGGCAGTGTAATTGAACGTAGCCAAAACTCCTGAGTTAGCTTTAGTGATACCAAAAATTAGAATTGCCAGCAACATAACTGATGTACTGATTAGAAAATATTTAGAATTCATAAATCTCCTTAAATTAAAAGAAAAGATAATGTCAGGTGGAGGAGTCTAACCTTAAGATATTATCCTTCCAATGGTTTCAAACCATCTTTATCTATGAGATGGCATTTGCTATGTGGTACTTCTACTTAGAGTTGAACTAAGATCTAACGATTATAAGTCGTTTGCTCTACCATTGAGCTATAGAAGTAATGGTGGACCCAGAGGGACTCGAACCCCCCATCAGCGACATGCAAGGCCACTGTATTCCCTTTATACTATAGGCCCATAAGATGACTCACCCTTAGAACATCTTCTAGGTAGCAGATGCGCTTCTTCAAGAGGCGTCTGAGTCTTAGACAGTATGAGGTGGAGCTACCTGTAGGACTTCAACCCACATTTCCCTCATTACAAGTGAGGTGTCTTAAGCATTAGACGAAGGTAGCAATTTACTTATTGGATGTCTTCAACATCTGATTAATCAAACATATTATTTACTTTTTCAGGCTTTTCAAACTCAAAGGCTTCCGCTACATTATCCCCATCTTCATAAGGTACAAGTTCAAGTACTTTAACACCACAGAGATCAGCACCATTACCCTTGATCTTACCATAAGGGAAGACTGTGAAAGCTACCTCTACCTTACTACCATTACCGATATTACAAGTAAGAGTATTACCGTATCTGTCGAAAACAGCAGGTGCCTGATTATTTTCACCGTCCCTACGCTTGACATGTCGTTGAGGACGGAAGATAATACGACCATCGTCCTTCTCAATCAAGTTGATCTTAGCTTCCTTAAGAATTTTAATAGTTTTAGCATCACAGATAACATCTATCATCCATTTTCCTTCCTCATTAAATTTACAATTTGGTTTATTTACAAATGCCCAGTTAGCTATGCCTTGTACTTTTTCCATCTGTTACTCCTTAAGGTTTGAGAGATAGAAGTACATCTCCTATCCCATACGCATATTATACCACACCCAGTTAGAAGCTGCAATCATTTTCTTTAAGCTGAAGTAAAAAAGAAAGAAAGACAAAATACCCTAGACTTTAGAGACTTATAAGACTTATAAGAAAAGAAAGAAAAAGAAAAGATTGTTTAAAGTTTTATTAAACTCATAAGACTCATAAGACTCATAAGAAAAGAAAGAAAAAGAAAAGATTGTTTAAAGTTTTATTAAGCTCATAAGACTCATAAGACTCATAAGACTCATAAGACTCATAAGACTCATAAGACTCATAAGACTCATAAGACTCATAAGACTCATAAGACTCATAAGACTCATAAGACTCATAAGACTCATA